GGCACCAAACATACACACCGCCATTTGCGCCATTAACATAAGTGGCGCCAGGTGCGATGGCACCGACGTTGCCCGTGCTAGTTGTGTTTGACCATTGGCGCAGAGTATCCCGCTTCTGTCTGCTTGATACATTGAGGATGCGCCTCTTTGATGTCATCTTTGATCTGGTTGGTCGACGATAGGTTCGCTTCCTCCCGCCTGAGGGTCGGGACTTTCGGGGGGTCCGAGACCTCCGACTGCTGCCTGATCGGTATCCACCACGCTTCTTTCTGCCATATGCCATTGCGTTTGGTTGAGTCGCTTGCCATTCTGTTGAGCGTAGGGGGGGTAGGTCACAGGTATTTATAGTCGGGGTGTGTCCTGTGTCCTGGGTATATAATATTAGTTTACCCAGGACACACACGTGATCATTTTACATGTCCCTTCATATCAACTCTCGCTATGTCTTACTCACCTACGCTCAGTGTGGAGACCTCGACCCTTTCGCAGTTATGGAACTCCTTTCGGATCTGGGAGCAGAGTGTATCATTGGACGAGAGCATCACGAGACTGGGGGACTTCATCTCCACGTGTTTTGCGATTTCGGACGGAAGTTTCGCAGTCGAAAAACAAATATCTTTGATGTACTCGGTCGTCACCCCAATGTGTCGCCTTCTAGAGGCACACCGGAGCAGGGTCGTCAATACGCAATCAAGGATGGCGATGTTGTATGTGGAGGACTTATCGACCCAATCATCGTCAGCGGAACTGGAGATGGGTCGACTCGCGATATATGGACTCAGATTACGAGTGCGCCGGATCGAGAATCGTTTTGGGACTTATGCCATGCATTGGATCCCAAGGCTGCTGCGACTTCTTTCTCTGCGCTATCCAAATACTGTGACTGGAAATATGCAGTTGCCATTCCAGAGTACTCTCACCCTATCGGATTTAGATTTAAAAGCGGAGCAAGTGATGGCAGAGATCAGTGGTTACTACAGTCTGGAATTGGATCTGGAGAACCACGTATAGGTAAGATATCTTACACCTCCGCTTGCTCGGTCGGGGGGGGATCCCCATGAGCCCCTTCGGGTCACGGGGAGCCCCTACCCCCCCTACCCTTCGCGCTTTGGTGCGCTGTTCACATATGTATAGTGGAGTTAATGACGTATAGGTCGATGTCGGTCTCTTTGTATATATGGGAGAACAAAGACCGGAAAGAGTACATGGGCTCGTTCGCTAGGCAGCCATGTTTACTGTATTGGACTAGTGTCAGGGGCTGAGCAGATGAAGGCTACATCTGCAGAGTACGCGGTGTTTGATGATCTACGTGGAGGTATCAAGTTCTTTCCCGCTTACAAGGAATGGCTAGGGTGCCAAGAGTATGTCACCGTCAAATGCCTGTACAAGGAACCTGCATTAGTTAAGTGGGGCAAGCCAAGTATATGGCTTTCCAACACTGACCCGCGTGATGAGATGAACGGGCCAGATGTGGATTGGTTGGAGGGCAATGTGGATTTCATTGAGCTAAATACTAAGATATTTATAGAATAACTATTTCTCACGCCAATACATCGTAGACTCTGATTGAATGCGAAGTATGTCACTTGCGCTACCTGTACCATGCGCAGTGAAAATATCAAATATGATGTAGTCACCCATCCCTCGTTTATCCGTAACGGAAAACTTAGAAGATTCGACGACGTCGCCGGCCTCGTCATCGTCATAGACTAGATTTTTATTCATTGGGAACCAATGTGGGTATTTCTTGAATACCCCTGTATCGTTGCCTGATTGTATTATGCGGGTCTTATCGTACTTCAGGTCGACGCGCGTCGTGTCAACCTTGGCCATAATAAAGTCGTTCCAATCAACATTCTGTTTGCCCTTGAACACTATTGCCTGAAAGGCAGTCTGGGCAGTAGCATCGTTATTGATTTGCGCATTGACCCAAGCTCGGGCAAACCCGTCGCTAGATTCTAGGTACCCGGGATAGTTCAAAATTGCACCAGTTCCACTCTGCATGATACCGGGATCTTTAAACGTAAAGCAAATGCGCCTCCACTTCCAAGGAGTGGCTGTCGATGACTGAATATCAATACGCTCGGAGTAACCTCGCATGAAACAAGTAGTCGCAGTACGCTGAGAAGTACTGGTAATCGTATTGGCAGCACCAGTATTGTCGTTGAGATCCCGTGCCGTGGGGCACCAAACATACACACCGCCATTTGCGCCATTAACATAAGTGGCGCCAGGTGCGATGGCACCGACGTTGCCCGTGCTAGTTGTGTTTGACCATTGGCGCAGAGTATCCCGCTTCTGTCT